ATGAACAGTACTCATGGGGGCTTTCGTGCCGGGGCCGGTCGAAAAAAGTCAGAAGAGACAACTAAGGTTATTCGAGTACCCGAATCTAAAATCCTTGATATCAAAGAATACTTAAAATCCCTTAAAAAAGAAAATGAAATTGATGATATTCGTCAGTTCGACCCAGTCACTAAAATAGAAATACCATTAGCAACCGAGCGCGTTCAAGCTGGATTCCCTTCACCAGCTCAAGATTATATAGATAAGAAACTAGATCTGAATGAGTTTCTAATCAACAATGCCAATGCCACTTTTATCGTGCGCGCCAATTCCCTTTCCATGTTGAATGCTGGAATCGATATCAATGATGCCCTTATCGTGGATCGCAGCATTGAGGCACAGCATAGAGACATTGTGATTGCCTGTGTAGATAATGAGTTTACTGTTAAAAGACTGATTATTGATGCGAAAGGTTGCTGGTTGAAAGCTGAGAATGAGGGGTATCCAGACATTCATCCTCTAGAAGGCCAGCAGTTTGAAATCTGGGGTGTAGTCACAAATGTAATCAAGAAGTTCAGATGAGCTATAACAATGAAATCTATGCGCTTATCGATGTAAATAATTGCTATGTAAGTTGTGAGCGCCTGTTCAATCCCAAACTCAAAGATGTGCCGGTTATTGTTCTCTCAAACAATGACGGCTGTGCAGTTGCGCGTTCTCAAGAAGCAAAAGATCTTGGTATCAAGATGGGTGTTCCTCTATTCCAGATCCGCGATATTGTTGAGAAACATAATGTAAAGGTACTTTCGAGTAACTATGCTTTGTATGCTGAAATGTCACACCGCTTTCATTCAATCCTAGCTGAGTATGTGGCACCAGGTGAACAGGAAATTTATTCGATTGATGAGTGCTTTTTGAAGCTTACTGCCTATTCTGAAAATTATGACCTAGTTGAATATGCACAAGATATGCGACGGAGAATATTACAGTGGATTGGATTACCAGTTTGTGTCGGTATTGGTCGATCAAAGACCGAAGCAAAACTTGCCAATCATATGGCTAAAAAAGCAAAACGCTTCAATGGTGTTTGTGATCTGGTTTCTATGGATCCCAAGCATCGGGATCATTTTTCGAGTTTGATTGATGTTTCCGAAGTCTGGGGTGTTGGTCGTCAGCATAGTAAAAAATTAAAAGGCTTAGGTATTAATACTGTTCTTGATTTAGCTACCTCTAATCCACATCAAATGGGAAAACTGTTTTCAGTAGTCATGCAGAGGACTGTTATGGAGCTGCAAGGGGTTTCATGCATCGAACTTGAGCAGACTGCGCCAACCAAGAAGCAGATCATTTCATCACGCTCATTTGGTGCACGTGTAACTGATATTGCCTCATTATCAGAAGCCATGAGTGATTACTTGCAAAATGCCGTCAAGCGCCTAAGGGAGGATAATTCTCTCTGTGGCTGCGTAATAGCATTTGCTCAGTCTAATCCTTTTGATAAGAACAAGCCTTTCTACAACAAGTCAATCAGTATTGGATTTGCTGAGCCGACTGACTGTGCTGCTGTAATGAACCGAACAGTAATGAAACGAATGAATGAACTTTTTCAGGAAGGAATTGAATTTAAGAAATGTGGGGTGATTTTGACTGCTATCGAGCCGAAGTCGACATACATATATGACCTACTATCTGATAGCACTCAAATAGAGAAAAATGAAAGGCTGCAAGAAGCCTTGGAGAAGGTAAAAGTAAGATTCGGAGATAAGAAGCTAGCCATTGGTCCTTGTAAGATGCATGGTCGTGCCTGGGCAATGTCACGCCAAAATTTAACGCGGAACTATTTCAGTTGGGATGGGATGTTAAGGATTGATAATTAGAAAGTACAAGCCCTCACTTAGAGGGCTTGTTTAGCATCGGGATAATCTAATTATCCTGCGCTGCATATTTAAGGTTATCCGCAACACGATTGACCCAACCTTTACCCCATGTCGGCCATGTTTTTAATGACGTATAGAACCTTAACCGCTCAGCAGTCAAAGTTAGAATCACATCATTTAAATCATGAGCATTCACAGCTTCCATGGTTTTAGGGCCAATGATGCCGTCTGCAGTTACACCAACAGCCTGTTGTAGTTCCTGGATTGCACGTTTCTTACCGGCATTAATCGCAAAATCCCAAAGCTGAAACGTGATAGCTGAATGTAGGCCATTACCACCCAATTTATCCCACCAGTCTTTTTTATAGATTTCTTTGGCTTGGGCAAGTGATAGGTTTTTAATATCCAGATTTGGGTAGGTATTTGCTGCGATGCCGTATTTGGTCCCCTTTAGCTCACCCACACCTACTTTACCACCGGTCCAATTGCCCGAATCGCGTCGATCTATGGTGTAGCCACCTTCATGACCAATTAACCTTCGGAATGCTTCATCGAAGGTGATCGAGTCAACAGGAAGTTTTGCAAATCCTAAAAGTGTTGGCTCGGGATGTAATTCAGGTTGATATTTCTTTTTCCCAAAGTAAGCCAGCGCAGGCAAAACAATGGTTAAAATCAGTGAGTGATATTCAGCTGGAATGAGCTGTGTATTGATTCCTTCTTGCAGTAAAACAGGAATAACGCCCAATAAAAAAGCCCCAATTAGGGGCCATTTGACGCTGGTATATTTCAGCGCGTTTTCTTGTAAAAAGTTCATTTTTGATCACTCATATAGTTGCGCTCATAAAGCTTGTTTCGGATTTCTTCTAAGGTGCGAAGGGTCTGGTCAGATTGTTTTTCAAGGACCTGAATTTTTTGACTATTCGCCATTGCTTGTGCATTCACCGTGTCAGTTTTGGCAGTTTGATTGTTCCAAGCGGCAGCAAAGACACCTATGATTGCAATCCCACCCCAGCGGACCAGATTGGTCACACTATCTATTTTGGTTTTACTTTCGTGGAGCACACGAATCTGCATATCGGTTTCCTTGTGCCTTACCTCAGCATCCACACGTATTTGCTTCATTTCATCTCGAAGACTTGATTTTGTTCTATCTAAATCATCCTCCAGGTTCTTCTGGATCTTTTGCACATTGTGATCAAGGTTTTGTTGCTTTTCCTGAAGCTGATCAAACTGCATGCTCATACGGTCAATTTTTTGCGGCACATCTTCTAGTTTTCGCATTTCCTGACGCATTTCTTGGCGTAGCTGGCTAATACTTTCTGATATCGCAAGCAATTGACCTGATGTGGCTGCAGGTGGGTCAGACAAATAGTCGTTGGACATTGCGCCCCCTAAATTTTGGTAATAAAAAACCCTGATCTAATTAAAGATCAGGGTTAGCTGTGGTTTGTTGAGTTATATCAGTTTAAATCCAAGCCAATCTAGCTGTGTTGTTGCCCCGCTATATGCTTTGATCTTATGCAACCCTAAATCCAATGACCCTAGCGCTTGACCTTGTGACGCAATTGTAGTTTGCACCCCATCAACTTGAACATATTGACCAGTCGCAGCATTTGCATAATACGCCGACAGATTTAGCTGTTTACGTCCAGCATTGAATACCCAGAACTCTTGTAATATCTTGTTTTCTGCTGTCGCTTGAGTAGTATTTAGCTCAACCTTAAAGCCTTGCTTGAATGGATTAATTTGTTTGATTTGTGCATGTTCAATATTTGAGAACATGAGCTGTGTAGCATAATCAAGCTGCTCGCCATCAGTTGTCCAGATCACGCGCTTGCAGAAATGTGAAAATAATAGTTCCGCAGTGAACTTATGCCCACCATCCCCAAAGTGAATGACATTAGATCCCGCCTCCATGATGTTGTTTAGTAGTGGTTTGGCGCTGTACTGCATAAACTGCTCACCAAATTTGCTCACATCCACCAGTTCAAGGCCATACTTGTCTGCAAGGTTCTTTTTGATCTCGTTCGCAACTTCCTGAATATCCGATCCAGTACCCTCGCCATCCCATGCTGGGATCGTACAAGGCTGACAAGTCAACAAGAATGGTTGAATACCTTTGTTAAGACACCACTGAATGATACCCTCGATGTCGCGGTAGAAGTTTCGAGCATAAAGAGCAGCCGATGCAGTACGGTCGTTAATCCCCAAACTAATGCCGATCATTTTCACATCGCTATAGGCTTCACCAAAAATTGCATTAAGATTGGCAAGCGCCCAAGTCGCATTACGACCACTAAACCCAGCGTTATAGGCTCGCATTACGGTATTACCCGTTATCTCGCGAATCAATGCCTGAAACACTGAGGTATATGAATTTGGCGCAATATAATCTTGCCCCAAGCTTGCACCAGCATCACGATAGGAAAATCCAGTTGTGCCATTACCGTTCGTAGTTGAATCACCTAGAAATGCAATTGGGAATTTTTCATTATTACGCCACGCATACCATGCATCAGATAAGTTGATCTTGCGTCCAAGTGTTGCGCTTAATTCCGTTTTGGTTTGTGGCGGAATGTATAGTTGATTAAGACTGAATTTATAAGGTTGTGGTACTACAATTGGGGTTGTAGTACCCTCATTTAGCTGAAATCTATAAGAAACCGCTGCGCTCAAATTGAAGCGCAATTGATAGCAGTTTACAGGGGTTATAAATGTCTTATCTGCACTTGCAGAGATAAATGTACCGTCTTCTGCATAGAATAAAACACGGCTCATTTCGTTTGCAGTGTATGTTTTATTTGGCTTACACGGAACGAAGTCCGTTACATCAAAACTCGCGGTTGCAGTTTCTGTATAGCCATTTGTTAGGTTAAGCGTTAAACCCTTTCGCAAAGTTGCAGCATTATGCATATTCAGAAATGTAGCATCATCGAAATGACGTGCGGCTACTGACATGCTTTTTAGCTTGCTGCCACTGAGACTGCGGTTTTTAATGTTGGCATCTGAAACAAAATTATCTTTCAGAAAGATCCCATATGCTTCATAAATTGTTCTAGTTGAACCTTTTTCAACTTGGGCAGCATCCAACAACGCTGTGTCAACATCAATTCTCAAAAAAGCCGCACTACCGTTTGAGATAACATTCTCTAAAGAGCTTGCCACTAGCTGAACAAAAGTCTTATTTGCATCATAAAAGCAGGCTTTTCTTATTGAGGTAAAAGAATAAGCTGTATTTGGCGAAACAGGAATGAAATCGGAAACACTGCGAGTTGATGCTGTTATTTCAGGGCCAGTATCTCCAAGGCCTTTTCCGTTCGTTACTTTTGATTTATCGAATAAGTTTTTTCCAATAGTCCCGACAATTTGAAGTTCTGTTTTTTGATCTGCGTAGCTTTTAGCATTCGCTTCCGCAGCATTAGCTTTGGTTGTTGCGTCAGCTTTCGCCTGAGTTACAGGATCAAAAGCACTCTTAGTTAAACTCGTCGCCTCTTCAGTTTTCTTTTCATAAAGACCACCTTCAGTCGCACTACTCACCCAGACAGACTGGTTTACAGCAATATTTGCAATATCCGCATTTGCTGCTGCGACTGTTGCGTAGGTTTTGTTGGCAAGGGACAGGCCTGTTAAGGCACTACCCACCTCATCATTCACTTGCTCTTGTGTTTTTTCACCATAGAGAATCACGCCAGCAGAGAAGTGTTTTTCGCCAAGTGTTGCCAATGTAGGGATTTTTCGACCCCCGCGGCTTTCAACCAAAACATTTGGCTCACCATTCACCACCTGTTCAATGGTTTCCGCATCAAGGTTTGCATTATTAAGCTTTTCAACAGAAATAATTGGCATGCTTTTCTCCAAGCATAAAAAAGCACCCTTTCAGGTGCTGATTAAATCAAATATATGTATGGTCTTTTTCGTAATAGCGCGCGTCATAATTGATGCACGTTAATCGGTTGGTCATCTCATCGTTCGGACTGGCTTCTGCTAGCAAGAATGCTGAACTCGATACGGCTTGAGCCTCTACGATCTGGTAGACAGTTTTGATAAACCGGTCTTCCTCAATCACAAGTGGTTGTAGTGGTGCCCGAGTCAGAATGACCTGATTCATGTATTCACCAGGTAGACACTGAATCATGTCCACCGTCGCATCCTTTAGTTGCAGATGAATGTAATAGGTCACGCCATCCTGCATCCCGACATTTTGCGACAATGTAAGTGTTAGCCCATCAACTGCATCAACCTCACCATCCTGAGTCTTGATGCTGGTATTATCAGCAACGAGAATTCGGTCATTTCTTACCAGCAGGTTTGATTCATCCAGTGCATCAAACTCGACACTCTCAGTTTGATACCGCAACTTATTCCACTCACGCCACGCCCGGGTTTTGGCCACAGCATGATTTCTGATACCGGATGTGGTGATCTTCAATGGATTTCGTGCAGAGCCATTTTCTGGTATTGCGTAGGTCACACGCAGGTCATCATCTGGTGAGGTGTATTCCAGCTCTACACCATCATAATCCTTATCAATACCGAGATTGTAAGTCCGCTTTTCCGATCCTGGCACCTTGTTGCGATGATTAAAAAGCAGCACCGAGTTATCCTGTGGCGCTTCAAATTTTAGTCGCAGCTTGTTTCCGTATCGGTAGGTTTCAGAAAAACATGCTGACGCAACCATGGCTGCCTGTTCTTCAAAACTCAAATTATCATCATCGAATGTGTAGCAGAATTCTGCTGGTGCATTCGAGCCAAAATAGGTTTTGATTTTCTGAATCTCTGACTTGATTTGCGGAATGTCAATTTCAGTTGAAGATCTTCGTCCGATATATTCATCCAGCGCCATATTAATCAATGCCTGACCTGCATCACGTGTTGCCTGCAATGCTCCAGTACCATCCACCATAAGCTTACGGGTTACCAGACAGTTTAACTTGCGCTCTTTAACTGATAGTGCCCCATCTGTAGCAACTGTTCTTGAGCGAATGACTGTTACACCTGGGTAGCTGGTCTTGTCAGTCTGCGCGGCCAGATAAACATCTTTAACCTTGCATTCCGTTACTGGTGAGTTACCTGATTTTTGTCTGGTCTTCGCAATACGGAAGCTAATTCCTTCGCCATATCCACGCAGCACTTCACGAATGGTAATACCAAAAGTATCTTTGTTGCCGTTTCGGTATTCGTAGTGCTTTCTGGTATAAACCGTTGCTTCACCCAAATACTTGTACTGAATCGTGATTTCAACAAAACCTTCGCCCACCTTCCCCTTACTGGTCATGTTGTAAAGACCTTGTGGGAAATAGAAGTTAAAAATAGCTTCCGTTGGGTCATCAAACTCAACATCAAACCAGCCGACCCACTTATCTGTAACCAAATCCAGATCCACCGATGACACCAGGTTATAAGTGGTTCCACCCAGCAAATCGGGTATTTTTAACCAGTCTGGATTAATGCTACTTGGTGTAGCCAAAGTGATTGTGCTCGATGTGATTGAGCTGATTGTGTAGGCTCCATCCAGCACCACACTATTAGATGATTTGTTTAATGAAATACCTGCTGCAACCGTGTGATTCTGTGCCACAAACTCCCAGTTAAAGTTAGTGTTCTTCGGCTGGGACAAGGTAATAGTATATAAGTACCCTGTGCCACTTACCGCGCGAGCAATACTTGAGATATCGTATTGACCAGACAAGTCACGAAAAACACTCTCGGTTGAAAGCACTTCTTCTGTTTCTGGATCAATTGTCTCAACGATAATCTCAAAAGTCGCACCGGTAAGCAGAATGCCTTGAAAGCTTGCGTAATCAGGCACGTTTTCGCTTGACTGAATGGTGATAATGCCACCCGGTTTTACAGTTGCAGTACCGGATAAAATGGCATCTTTAACCCCGTAAACCGCTCCCTGGATATTGATTGCATTGCCGGCCTTAAAGTAACTTGTGAAATTAATGCCTGTGTTTCTACGATTAATAACACCGCCTGTTGTGAAATAAATGCCCGCATTATTGTCCTCATCGCTGAGCACCCTGTCACTTGGTGGCTGCAAGGTTTGACCGTTAATTGATGCTGATTTTTTTACAGAAAGTGGCAAGCTACTGAATACCTGTCCGATACGGTAAAACGCTGTGTCCCCCACCAAAGGTATACCTGGCTCATAAATACTCACACTCACGCCATTAATTGCACCGGCAGGCGTATCACCATCACGGCAATCATGAATCTGGTAATACCCTCGACCGATTGCCATCAGACATTCTTCAATTTCGATGCCATTCTGGTAATAAGTATAGGTAACTGCAATCAGATCCGGGTATGAGCGTACAGTGCCAAAAATATCAGGAATACGGCTTTTCACACGCGCCTGATTGGCCCGCGCTGCAAGCTCGTTATTTGATGAACCAATCCCGCCAGTATTCGGCTTGGGCATGGTGGCAATCATATAGACACTGTATGCTGCCGTAATTGCCGTAACCACCCAAAATGCAATTTTTGCAATAACCGCAAAAGCTATTGCTGGATGCACCACCACATAAAATGTGCCTTCTAGTGACTGTAAACGCTCAATATCAGCTGTAGTTTTAGGTGTGATATTGGTCGCTTCTGAAACATAGTTATGATAAATCTGAGCATTTTCAGGAAATTTATCAAACTGTTCAGCAAGATATTTGCACATATCATCAACCGTGGCTTCGGTTTTATCCTGGCTAAACTGATCACGTATGATGATGACTTTTTTCATGTGTAGAATCTCACTTCACGAAAATGCATGGCTACGGTTTCAAGTGGCACAAACTGCACCCCTCGCGGTGTTAAATGTAAAAGTTTATCGACATAAAAAAGCCCGACATGTGTCGAGCTTTTCTCATTGTTTTTAAAGAAGACCAGGCAGGGTGAAATTGGCTTGTCCAGTCTTTTAAATCGGCCTTTACCATTCAAAAACTTTTCAATCCGCTTGCTTAAGTCTTTGCCGGTGATCTGCCTCCAGGCTTCACAGGCAAATTCATTACAGGTGTAATCACGCGTCCACGTCCGGTCCAGTAAATTATCGATAGACATTAGATTCCCTTAAGCAGTGGATAGTCTTCAAAGGTATAAAGCTTTCCGGTTTTTACAGAGTTCAACTCTGGTGCCTGAGCATCAAAGGTCACAAGCCCAGTGCTGTCCTTGGAGATCGTAGGTGCTTCCAGGGTTTGCATCTCAACCATAGGCGCTGAAAGATCATCATCTCGATATATCTTGAAGTTGATCTTTGGTTTTATGCGCGGATAAGCAGAGTTTCGGATATTTTTTATCGCATCCATAAGCTCATCCTCCATATCTGCCAAGGTCACCTGTAACTTTTGATCAAGGTCATTGGTGACATTGGTCCGCTTGATTGACATTGGCTGATATTGGTAGAAGTTATTCCCGATCTGCACTCCATCTTCATCATTCCGGGTATACCGAAATACTTTGGTAAAACTCGGATGGGATATTTCAAGACATTCAAGCTGCACCACTCCACCAGAATTATTGAGAAAAAAGGCAGTGTAATCTGTCATAAGTTCTCCAATGCATCCGGCAATGCCACGTTAGCCAGGTGGTCGAGTGGATCAAATAGCTCAGCCAGATCCACACCGTCTGTTGCAGCAGTCACAATTACCTCATCCATATTAGGATCGATATTTAAAGGCTTCACTCGAAGTTCAGCTGTAACGGTATAAACAGGGCCTTCCTTGCTTTCAAGCCGAGGGCTTCTAGAGAAATAGCATTGATAATCTTCAACCTCGGGACCATCAATACAAAGCTTTGCTAAAAAACGCTGATTTGGATTTCTAGCCCAAACACGATAAAAGGCCATCAAATACTCATAACCCGCGTCCTTCACTACCCATCGTACAGATGCTGAGTGATATGTACCCTTTAAGGCTCGGCGGAACCTCGGTGCACCACCTTCCAGTTCTTGCGAAAGAACACCATCCCCAATCTGGGCTGAGTAGCCAGACTGGGTTGTGCAATACAAAAGCTTTTGCATTATCGTCTCCGTGATGCTGTGGTGTTCTGCTTGAGTGACTTGGAAAGCGTACTGTTTGGATTACTTAAGCGTCCTGCAAGCTGCCGTTCAATTACATCAATATCAATACTGCCGTCAGGGTTTTGACGCGCATCGACCTGTGCGCCAGTGTTGTTGTTAATGGTGATTTTGGCTCCAGAATTACTGTTTCGCGCTTCATTCAAGTAGTTTTTCAGGTCACTATTGGTCCGACTATCAACAACACGTTCACCTTTATCCAAAAGCCATGTGCCTTCTTTCGGGATATTGTCGATACCATCGTGGGCCATGCCATCTATAGACACAGACGCAATCGTTGCCAAGGCTGGAGTTAGTGCTGCCATTACCGCCGCACCACCTGCAAATTTTTGAGCAAGTGTCATTGCACTAGGGTCGGCAAATGCTGTTGTGTAGGCAGTCCATGCTGCGGTTAGTGATGATGCCAAGGAAAAAGCTTTCTGCATTGCAAACATGGTTTTATATGTTGAGCTTTGCTCTCCAGCTGAATCTTTTGCTGATTGGGTTAGTTGTGCAAATGTGTCTTGAGCCTGACCTAATACGCCACTCCATAGATTGAGCTGATCTATTTTTTGCTGATTAAGCAACTCCTTATCTTGTTTAGCATATTCTTCTGTTAGAGCCTTTTTACTATCCAAGTAAACCTTGTAAGCATCATTAAGTTGCTGATACCTCTCTGTTTCACTCAGATATTCATTATCTTCAATACCTGATCGCGCAGAAGAAAGGCTATCTGCAAGCTGTGAATAACCGTCTTGCTGACTGTTGTTCATGCTCCACTGGTCGTACTCACTAGAACTTAGGGATGCTCTTGCTCTAGCATTTACGCCTATACCCACCATATCCCCAATCGGGTTATTGGTTGAAGTAAATGCAGCATCACGTTTTTTTTGCTGAGCTTTCTTAAACTCCTCGACATCCTTTTCATACATCAGCTTTTGAAGATTTAAATACTTTTCACGGTTTGGATCTTTTTCGGTAAAAGCACTATGAATTTCTTGGATAGCCAAAGCGTTCTCATGTTCAAGCTTTTCCCGACCAGTAAGGTATTCCTTTGCAATAGCAAGTTGTTTTCTTGAAGCTTCCGCTCTTAATCTTTGCGTATCCTCATTAGCCTTTGCAACAATTGAGACTTCGGCTTGAGCATCCTTAAGCATCTCACTTGTGCCCTTGTAACCAAGGACAGAGACATGCACATGCCCACCAGTAGATCGGCCAGATGGATTCGCATATTCATTAATTGCTTTAATGGTAAAGCCATATTTTTTGGCTACTTCTTGTAGTCGCTTAATTGAAGCATTAGCCTCGCCTGCATCTTTAACAGTAAAGTCAAATGCCTGACCAATTGCATGCTTGCTGTTAGTTCCCTTGTGATAGCTGTCATTGAAAGCTGTAAAACGATTAAGCTGAGAACCCAAAGCATCTTGAGCCAGTTTGGCAAATTCCGCTGTGTAGCCTCTTACTTTGCCACCAGCAATGGATTCACTAGATTTAATACGCAGCCCATTTAATGCTGAAGCACCAACAAGACCATTAAGCTTTGCTTGTTCTTTCGCTAACTTTTCAGCTGCTTTTGCCTGCTTTTCTTTAGCTTTAGTGTTTTCATCGGCCGTCTTGGTGTCTAGAGCAATGCCTTTTGCCGACTTGGTAGAAGCTGAATTGACAGCCAGAATAGCATTGACTAGATTGTTAGATGATTTACTTGCAGTGGAACTAGATTCACTTAATGAATTTATGCGAGTTCCATAGTCATCAAGAGTGGCTGTAATATCATCAAACATAATATTGATGGTATTGATCTTTTCACCCTTAAGGGCAGCAATTGCAGCAGCTACGCCACCAATCAATTTGCCAGCAATACTAAAAGCCGCCGAGACTCCAAGAGCAACTTTGGTAGCACTTCTAAGTACAGAGCCTATACCCTCACCAACCTGTTGAAGTTGAATGCCGTTTTTCGATGTGCCGAAAATCGCATTCGCTACATCCACAATGGCAGGCATAAATCCTGAGACCAGTTGGTTTTTCCAGCCTTGGAATTGCAGATTAACAGCCTGTGTTTGTGCTGCTAAAAGCTGCGATTGTTTAATAGCTTCCTCTGTTTTAAGGATGCCAGCATCTTCTAACGCTTTTCCATAGTCATCTAAAAGCCGGCCATTTTCCGCAAATAGCGGCGCAAGATTACCCAGATCTGATGCCAAGCTCTCAAATACAAAACGACGCTCTTGTGATGTGACGCCAAGCTCATCCAGTTTATCGTTAAGCATTTGAATGGCTTCGATACCATCTTTGCCTTGGAGTGTTTTGGAAAATGATCTGATCTGATCTTCGGATAATTTTGTATTGTTTTTTAGTGCATCAAAAAAATCAGCAGCCCCACCGCCTTGAGTTGCGCTAAATTCACCAAGTTTTTCTTGAGTATCAGCCAAAATAGAACCAAGCTGATCCTGGGACACACCTAAACCTTGGGATGCGTACTCTAAAATCTGAAAACTTTTTACGCTTGTGTTGGCTCGATTTGCCAGAACCAGTAACTGACTATCCGCTTTAGCTGTTTCAATCGCTAAGTGGGTTAATCCACCAATAGCAGCAGCTATGCCGCCCACAGCCATGCCTGAAAGTGCTGCGCCAGCAACCAAAACTCCGCCTTTTAAAGATCCAATTTTTGTATTAAAAGAATCAACAATAGAACCCAGTTGAGTTCCACCCAAAGCATCTGCTACCTGATCCTTGAATCCAGCGAAAGCTTTATTCATGTTATCAGTGGTTTGCTTGGTTTTACGTTCCGCCTGCGTCATGCCCTGTTCAAATGAACCAAGCTTTACCGCTAAATCAAGGGTCAAACGACCAAGGGATGCTGCCGCCATAACTTTTCCTCAGGCAATAAAAAACCGCCCTTTCGGACGGTCATATTTAAAATATACATTTAACCTACGCAGTATTTATTCCAATACCTTGCAAATTCACTACTGTTTGGCCCATCTTCAAAATATGCTTTTTGTGTTTTCTCTACAGCCACAAAGCCCTTATAGCCAGTATATGCGCCAAATGAGTTCTTAGCATTGTATTGACCACATGCGACTGCGCCCACATCGGTATTATTGTTTATTTTTTCATTTCTAAATTGCACAGAATCAGGATCTTTAGCATTCTGCTTAATTTGGTTTTGTATATAAAACAACATTACACCAGCTTTGTTTTCTTCCTTTTTAGCCGCTACTGAATTATTCGTATCAGCAGGATCACTCTTAAATAGCTCTACGAAGATAAATACAAGAACTAAGCCCGCAAAAATTAGTGCCAGCTTAGATGTTTTCTTCTTTTGCTTTACACCGCACATTGGACAAGTTTCAGCCTTATCGCTTACTGGTGCGCCACATTCTTTACAAGGCTTAATTGCCATACCCCACCCCAAATATTTGTTATTCAGGACAAGATACTAATTATTAGGTGAAAAAGAAACCAAGCTAACCTGATTTCTTCTTAATAGCTTGCATGCGCTGTTCTTCAAAAGTTAGCTCGGGCTCATCTTCATGAACCATGTAATCATAAGGATTAACCTCTACCCCTTCTTTCGCATGATTCTGAGCATATAAAGCCATCAAAGCCCCAATACTTTGCTCAATCCTACGCCCTGTGAAAAATGAGCCGCGCTTATTTCTAAGAGCAGCCCATTTCGAAACTTCAGCATTCGTCATATTTAACTTGGCTTCAGCAATCGTGCGACCACCAACCCCATTTAAAACCAGTTCACACCAGAATTCATCATCCAGTGTTAATCGGACTTTCCCTCGTCATCCACTGGCGCTTTTTCAATACCAAGAATCGCATTGAAAATTGCTGAAGCTAGTGCTTGGGTAAAGTTGGCAGATACTTGCTTTTTGGTTAAGTAAGGCTTTCCATTTTCGTCAACCACAGCAGCAGCAATCCATTCAGAAACCACATCTTCACCCTTATTTAAACGAGTAAATAGCGGCTCTGTCACAGCATAAGGTAGCTGCTTGATAGAGATTTCGACAGTTTCTTTTTTACCGAAGTGCTTAAACTCAACGGTCTTATTATGAATTTCGCTAATTAATGAGCCTTGGATAATTTCACTTAAATTCATTATGTGTTCACCTTAAATACGTCAAGTACTTCAGTTTGGCGCTTCATTGGTACGGTATGATTTACCAAGGAATCGGCATCAAATACAGGGGAGCCTTTGCGCAGGATTGCACAGAAATATGACCATGTGCGTGTTGTCGGCATTAGCACTTCATCATCAACCCCAATTGTTGGAACACCCTCACCATCTGACCAACCCACATACACACCCACCTCAGCGCGATCCGCTGCAAGCTCAAGCAGTTTCATGTGTGAAAGGTTTCTAGGATCGGTATCAATCTGAATTGAGCCTTCACCCGGTGTAGTCAAACCCCAATCTGATGTTGCCGTTTTTGGCTCTTCAAGACAGGTTGTACTGATTTCAGTGGTGCTGTCGTCGCCCATCACAAAGGCTTTAACACAGTCCATTTTTGTAAGTGTTGGAGTATCACCATGTAAAATCCATACATGCGTACCCTGAGATAAAACACCTTTCTTCGCCATGAGTAGCTACTCCTCAATTTTAGGCATAAAAAAAGCACCCGGTTGGGTGCTATGTGGAAAATTCTATTTATCTATCCAAAAACCAATTCGCATCAAAACCGCGACCAAAAATATTGGTGTCGGCAATACGCTCAAAATGGTTTGGGTGAATACCTGTGATATAGCAATGTGGCTCTAAAGCTTTTCTGATTGCCTTTCGTGCTTCAGATGCTTTCCCAGGGTGGGTGTCATAAACCACAATCTGGAATGACACATGATCAGTATTCGCTGGGCAATCTAAATTATTTTGCGGCTCCCCTGAAACTGTTGACCAGACCGCATAGGGATATATCGTACCAGTCGGTGCAATATCCTCAAACACCTTGATCGGGTTATTCCCGAGCAATGCTGTAACCGCTGGATTAGATTTTAGAGTCAGAACTACGGGTAAAATGTTCATAATTTTGCGAGTTCCCTGTCGATTTCTTTATTCAAGTTTTCAGCAAAGCTATTGGTTATGGCTTGAATGTTGTTTTGCAGCGCTGGACGCATGAATGGGGTTGGCGGATTATGCACAGAACCATACTCTAGCCAGCGCCAGTGGCGAGTATCCCCGCCACTTGATTTAGGTGGGTTTGGATTGGAGAATGACGCACCACCACGCACACCGACGCGCATGACTATTTCATTCGGGTTTCTGGTTTTACCCGCGGCAATCGCAATATTTTTCCAGATCTTCTCGGCTGTTTCTGGATCATCTAGGCCTTTAGCGTTAGCCCTTGCTGCATCACGCACAATCGCCATTGCCTTTCGCATGGAACGCCTTGCAGCATTCTTCATCAAGCGAGGATTTGCCAGTCTTTTAAGCTTTTCCTGAACTTCATCCAAACCTTCGATGTTCACTTCTACTGACATGGTTTACTCCACTAAAGACAACTCCAACGTCATATAAATCCGGCCGTTTTCATTGTCTGGTTTGGGTGGTGAAACGATTTGAAAAGTCTGACTATCGAATAAAACGCGCATACTCGAATCAATATCATTACGCTTGCGCAGTTTTAGCCGGGCTGTGGTTTCTGATCCGGCGGCCTTGGCTGTAAGGCTGTCTTTCACAGAAAGGAATTCAATTTTTCCCCAAAGTTTTTTGTATTCAGTCCAGGCTTCAGTTTCGTAATTGTAGTCATCATAGACCGTGGTTCTATGTTGAATCATCACGCGGTGGCATAGTTCAGATGCTCTCACTTATACCCCCAGATCTAAACGGTATGGATCAAGTAACCACAAAGCACCTTTCGGCAATTCATTTATCGCAATACTGGTTTCGTCCTCTCGATTTTCGTAAAGACTGCCCAAAATAAGCAGTACGGCGGCTTCAATTGATGGATTGATAACAATGCCCTGCATGGTCATTTTGGTATTGTACTGAGCCTCTTTTTTAAGATTTTCAGCTGCAGATAACAGCATTTTTCTTGAAACAGAGTCGGTAACCAAATTTGCTGCATTACAACTTTCTGTATATTGCTCAAGTGTATAATTTAACTGCTCTAGAGCTATAGCAATCGCTTCTGTCCATTCGGTTGCTGAGGCATAAAAAAAGCGGTTCAAATATCGAGCCGCTTTATCTTCCGCTGAGTTCAACTTAGCCAGGACATCACCGCCAGTATCTTCATCTACTCGCAAATGAACCATAGCTTTTTCAATGTTAATAACTGGCATGACATGACCTTATTTTGTTTTAGTTTCTTTAGCTTTTTCGTCTGCTTCAGCTTTGGCTTTCGCCTCTTCTTCTACTTTTAACTTTTCCTCTTTAGCTTTCGCCTCAGCCTCGGCTTTTGCCTTAGCTTCTGCTTCCGCTTTTGCCTTAGCCTCTTTATCGGCTGCAGCTTTGGCTTTCTTTTCCGCATCGGCTTTGGCTTTATTAGCTACCGCCTGTTCAGGATCAATCGCCAATTTTTTCTTGATAAGTTCACCGGCCGTAATATCTGGAATCTCGGCCTCATCACCTTTGACGTAAACCTTGTTTCCAAGCATTGCAGCATCTAAGAATTTAATTTTCATGCGTTCAACTCCAAAGTGAAAGGGCCGACTGGCCCCTTCAGGATTTTAATTAAGCAGGAAATGCACCTTTTACGAATGCTTCAGGGCGATATACAGCTAATGCCAGACGCTCTTCGCAACGAATGGTGATCATGTTCCTTTCAAGGTCATCCGCGTTTTCGGTTGAAACCACCACGTTTGCATCTTCACGGTCAAAGATTTGAGCCGCTTCTGCGAAACTGCCAGTCAGGAAGTTCCCAGTCATTGCCGCATGATTTGTTTCCGCCACCGGTAAGCCCCATAAGCTTGGAGTATTTGGTGCAAATGGGTTGGTAAATAAATATGCACCAGTGGTATCTTTCAGTAATTCAATTGCAGTCCAGTCATTCATGTGAAGCACGTGACCAGTTGCAAATACATCTGCCAAAGCAGCTTGCAGCATTGCCAAACGCATAGTATCTACGCGAGTCGCAGATGTAACTGAAATTGGAGCTAAGTAAGCGGTTGCTTGCGTATAAATACCATTCAGGTTAGCACCAACGCCTGAGCCAAATAGCAACTGAGCATCTTCAACACGCTTTAAACCATTCAATAAACGCCCATTAATAAAGCTTTGTAATTGTGGTAAATCATCAAGAATCTGCTTTGATGCTTTAAGCAAATGAGCAATCGTTTTAACACCTTCCAGCACTTCTTCAAATGTTAATTCAGAATATGGCTTAGTAGTGTTTTCAACTACTGGCGCAGCGTTATTGGTAAAGCCTGTTTCACGTAAGTAGGCAATCGCATTACTTGCTGTTTGACCCGGGGCAAGTAAGTCTCGAATGCTTAAGCGTTGATTTGGAGCAGTTACGATTTTGGTTGAGCCGTCCACTGGATTCACTGCAAAAGAAGTTAATGCAGCACGTGGTACCGGAACGCTGATACGATGTCCCTGCTCAACATTGCCAACCATTGCAATAATGCGTTCATCTTTAACCGCTAGATCACCAGCACGCGCATTCACATCTTGGCCGCCTTGATTGCCACCGCGTGCAAATAATTGTTCAGCTTCACCCAACTTCACCTGTAATTCATTTTGAGCTTGGCGCAGATTATTTAAATCGGTCAGTGCTTTATCCACTACTGCTTTAGTTTCAGTAGACAATTCACCAGCTTTTTTTGCTTCATTTAAAGCATTTTCAGCCATTGGTTGAACTTTTTCAGTCAGATTCTTTAAGCCAGTGTTTACTTCTTTAAGCGCCTGAGCTGTTTGGTCTTTAGTTTGATCAGTCATGATTTTCATCTCTCAAAAATAAGAAAACCGCCATATTGGCGGTTATAAAAATTGGTATTAGGTTTAAGTGTTGAATTTCTCGGTAGCGTTACGCATACTTTGAAGAACATCCTGAAGTACATCACAGCTAGCGCTTGGCGTAGCTTGGCTGGTAGCGCTTGGCGTACCCTTTAAATCTTGAATAAGTTCCCGTCGTGAGCTTCGAGACATTCCTGCTTTGGCAAGCAAAATATCTGCTTTATGAGCAGCGACTTTCTCTTTAGTGAAATTCTTTGTATCTTCAACAACCACATCGGATGGCAGGAAAGCATCGGCAAAGCCACTATCGATAGCATCACGCCCATTGATCCAGCGCTCTTTATCCATGTCGGCTTTAAGCTCATCCATACCAAGACCGGATCGCACATGATAAATATCGGCAATCGTGTCATCGATCTGTTCAAGGAAATCCGCTGTTTCGCGTAAGTCGTTGCGATTACCCCAAAGTCCTGTCCAGGCATTGTGAATCATAAAGAATCCAGCACGAGCAATCTGAATCTCATCAGCTGCCATAGCAATAAATGATGCTGCTGAAGCTGCCACCCCTAAAACACGTACAGTCACATGACCTTTATATTCACGAAGCAGGTTATAAATAGCCAGACCTTCAAATACATCACCACCTGGTGAATTGATATTGACTACAACATCGGCTCCATCGAGTGAACGTAATGCTGCACTGATCCGCTTGGCTGTCACACCAGAATCATCCCAGTAGTCATAACCAATCGGATCATAAATACCAATCGTGTTTTCATTTTCATCTGATGCTTTAATTGCAGGATTCCAACGATCAAAAGCCAACGGCGAAACACCACCTTTTTCTTTTGCATTAAAATTAGCGACTGGCAGCAGGTTTCGTTTGCTCATTATTATCACCTTTGTAATTGGTCCCGACTTTATCAAGCGGAATTAATGCCGATTGAATTGTATAAATTTCCCCACCAGGAATAGGTGCCTCATTTTCTTTACGTCTAACTTCATTACGGTTATACCAACCATGATCAAGTGCAGATGCATAGTATTCAGAACGGCCTTTTGAATCTGCTCGAAGTAAACCTTCCACACTAAATTCAACATAGTAAGTTTCAAACTCTGCCGCACCAATCAGGCACCGTGCAATTTCCTGCTCAATATTGACCAGTAAAGGGCGTAAAGTATTGGTTAGGAATTGCATGTTCATGCCTTCAACACTGGAAGCCCATGAACTTTGTTTATCTAAATGCCCAACCATGAATGGCGGCACCCGGAACCAGCGGCAAATTTCCTCAATCTCAAATGTCCTGGTTTCTAGCATCTGAGCTGCTTCAGGATTCATGGTGATGCCGTGGTATTGCATACCGTTTTCAAGCACCATCATTTTTCCGGCATTCTTGGATCCCATGAATTTCTTCATGTTGTCTCTAAGTGAATCGCGCTGATCCGGCGTTAATTTCCCTTGAGCAGATAAAAGACCTGATGTTTGCAGACCGTTTTCAAAGAACTTAGCTGCAGCTTCTTCAGCAGCCTGTGCAGCTCCAATGGTTTCACGCGCCTTCTGGACCTTGAATAACCCCATCACTCCATCGATACCAAAACCACGAACATGCATCATGTTTTTTTCAGTGATTTCACGCTTAACACCGCTTTCTGTGTAAGTGTATTTCAGCATTCCATTGGTCTTGTTTCTGGTCACCACCATGTTTTGGGGTAGCAATGGATTCAATGAAATAATCCGGCCTGATACGCTGCGGATAATCTCAATGTATGAGTTTCCCCATAGACAGATACTGGCCACAATCATCAGCATGAACCGGCTGGGTGTCATCTCGTAGTTTGGTGACCGGCACAAAAGATTGTAGAGCGGATGTTTAACTGCAACATCCCGGCTACCGTCCGCTTTTCGCTGATAAATCTTAAGAGGCAGCGTTGATACTGTTTCTGAAATCAAACTTACACATGAAAAAACGGCGCTCAATTGAAGCGCCGAATCTACAGTTACATGCTTACCACTCGATGTGGCTAACAAAGCCCTTAATAATTCAGGCTCCAGACTCAGATGCCCATCAAGCCCAAGGAAGCGCAAAGCTGCTTGAGCAAACCGACCCGGCTTCTTTGTACTCATTCAACACCTACCATAATTGGATCATCATAAAATTCATCACCTGTAGGTTCCCCTGCAAGCACCATTGCCCGACTGATGCCCATTAGTAACGCTACAGCACCATCGATTTTCTTAAACTTCTTTTCCTTATCCGGGAACTCGGTTTCATTTTTTCCAGTTTTAGAAATAACGTTGCCGATCATCCAGCTAAGAATTGGGTTTCCATCATGATGAAAACGACCTGCAGCAATAGCAGCTTCAAGCTCCTTCATTGCTGGTGAGAATGTCTTTGTAGTTTTGGGCATCTTGATTGAGGTATATCCGGCATCGTCCACAGTTTTTGCAATCTGAAATCCACCCCACTCATCGTAGGGAACCTCAGTCAAAGACACTCGCTGAGCATCTTCGATTAATTCCTTTGCAATTTGATTCAGGTCATTCTCATAACCATCACACACATTCAGCAGACCTTTGTTGAACCATTTCTGGTATCGCTCAACCACCTGCTTTTCATCACCGCTATAAACCGTGTCTTCAGGTAGGTAGAACTGCGGATCTATACAGTAGTAATGCAGTCGACCATCATCTTCTATTCGATAGAACAGGTTGATACGTGCCGCAATATCAATTTTTGATGATAGATCCACGCACATCATGCAAGGAGTTGCTTCAAAGTCATCAATCTTCAGGTCTGGGTTGCCGCAAGCCTTCCACTTTTCCATGTTGAAAAATGCAGATTTTGCAGATACCCAGACATTTAGGTGCTTAGTTTTAAAAGCACCTTGCTTTGATGCGTTCTGAATTGCCCGGCGTTGCTGGGATTCCAGGTAGTCCGAATAAACAGAAACCCCATAATTAGGGTTTGCTTTGGCCAATACTGCCGGATCTGTCCAGTCGTCTCCCTCATCAATGGTCCATATCCAACCAAACAGCTCATCATCTGGCACAGTATCCAGGAGCATTTCCTGAACACGTGCACGTAAATCATAACAAGGGCCTTCAATATTAAAGCCGGCTGTCGTGATCGTAAAAATCATAGGCTGCCGACGTGCACCCATACCGGTCTGCATGGTGTCATACAGCGCAGAGGTTGGATGTTCATGGAATTCATCGACTACAGCACAATGCGGTGACTGACCATCAGGTGGATCACCAATGATAGGCTCAAAGATAGAACCTTCATCTGGAATCTCTAAGCTACCTGCATTAATCAGTACGCCGGCTGCTTCAATGAAGTCTGGCGAACGTACCGCCATTAAGCGTGCAGGTTTAAAAACTTCCCAAGCCTGTTTCTCAGTAGTAGCACCGGCATAAACTTCCGAACCAAACTCACCATCATTGGCAAACATGTTGAGAGCCACACCGGCGGCAATTGCAGACTTGCCATTTTTACGTGGCACCTCCCAGTAGCTTTCACGGAAGCGGCGGTACCCATCTTTTTTACGAACCCAACCAAATGTGCAACTAATACCAAATTTTTGCCAAGGCTCGAGAGTGATACTCAGGCGCTTCATTGCCCACTCGCCCTTGGTATGGGGCAGCAACTCAATAAAAGCGATCTTCTTTTCTGCTAATTTGGGTTCAAATTTATAAGGAAAATCTTTATTTTTTGACTTAATTAAGTCATCTAAGTGGCGCTTACAAGCAAGTTTTACCCACTTACATGCAGGTATTTTTCCTGAAACAACCTGCTTTGCCCATTTATTTGCAATGCCAACGTTTGGGAAAGCTGTCATTTCGGCCTCGCTACATATTCAGCACCTGCGCAAATTTATTTGTTTTAGGTTTACTACCCCCACCACCTAACCGGGAACGGGAAGATGGATCTAGACCCAGCATTGCTCCAAAAGAAGCCATCTGTTTTGATGCTTCATTTAGTACAGTTAGTGCTGGATTTTTTGCCTTACCACCAAAAACATTGGTAAGAGTTACGCCATTCAACTTAACTTCATCTTGAGCCAAACGCATGTTGTGATAAGCAATACAGAACATTTCCACGTTATGCATGTCTGTAATTTTAAGGACTTTGTTTTTTAATAGTTCCGGAATAACTGAGCGCCACATCATGTCCGCGTATTCCATCTCTGAAAGATATTCTGGTACTTCAATATCTACGACATCAGTAAATTCAGGTGCATTGTTATTAAGAGGACGCCTACCCGGATTGCCAGATGCCAGTTTTGTTTCCTGTGGTTTTGGCTTTCGGCCACGACCAGGAACTGAAGAAACTCCACCCATTTGTCAACACCCTGAATTTTTAATTTCGCGCACGTAAAAATGAACGTAGGGGGGCGGTCATTTAGGCAAAGGCCCTGAACTTTCGACCTACCCCCTCCCTTCTGTAGCTGTTTTCTCTCTATGACACGGCGCACACAATGATTGTAGGTTGTCTAGTTCATCTGTACCGCCATGAGCCTTAGCCTTGATGTGATCAACGTCCGTAGCCTCTGTTACACGACCACTGGCAGCACACTTAACACAGAGATAGTTGTCACGTTTCAATATGCTTTCACGCAGTACTCGCCACGCATGGCCATAGCCACGCGCCGTAGTTGATCCTGATCGATCTTGACGTGCTGTCCAGTTGCTACACTTATGTGCATGCTCATCACAATAGCCTTGTTGCCTTGATGACTTGGTTAAGTTTCGACACCGAAACTCACGACATGGTCTGCTCATGTTTAAACTCAACTCTCACATGGCCGCGAAGTAAGCGTGTGTATATATCGCCCTTGCGCTTATCCTTTTTAGTTAAACGGCGATGAGGCATGAAACAAACCAAACCCTGTTCTTCATTAGCCCAACGCACGCACTCAATACGATTGCCATTGACATATACATGTCTAAAGCCTTTGCCATCTTTTGAACTATGAAACATATCAACCATCCAAATACTGTGACTTAGGTTCATCATCTTCTGGCTCAGATTGCATCATTGCCATTAGTTCACTGTTCTGATCCACGATCTGGGCCATTACTTTGTTTTGTGCTGTCATTGCCTGAAGTAGTTCCACCAGTAAGGCGTTCGATGCACAACCGCATTCTTTCTTTTGATCGCTCATATTGTTCTTTCATCCATTTACGGCGCTGCTCACATGAGTTGCACGTCATCTGAATCACCTAAGGTCACATTAATTTCGTTAAGCAGGTATTGATTGACTTGATCTACAGTGGAGACATTCACAAATACCAACTCAACATCTTTGATTGCTAGACCAGTCTCAGCTTCAAACAGTCGCTTACGATTAGCTATGTCCTGGTACAGATCTCGCTTAAATCCATCAAGCCTTTCTTGATCGCTTGTACCCACGGCGCTATCTCCGACTTAAATTGATTTGAATGTTCTTCATGCGTGTACGGATGTTTGCCATTACTTCATCAATAGCGATCATCTGTTTGCTGTTCATGAATGCTCGACTTAGGTTCTGGTACTTCACCAGTTCATCATGCAATTCATTTAGAGTCCTTTGTGCTTCGATCACATCCATACCCACCACCAATAAGAAAAGAAAAACCCCATCAAATGACGGGGTTCTTCGAAGTTTTAATCAATTAATTTTGCGTTATGTAGATTTCAATCTCTTCTCTACTAAATTCAATTGGCTCAAGCTCAATAACTTTAGCTGGTGTATTTGAAACTCCACCCACACTACCGATTGTTGTTTCGGTTTTTGCAACTTTATAACTATCCCATGATTTATCATTATGGAATATTTTAACAGCTTTTCTAATATCCACTTCTTCAGCGAATTTAACGTAACCTGGTGTTAAAACCATAATCACATTCGCCCCCCATAATTGCTTGGGAGCTGCATTATATAAATTTTGATGACCAACCATTGCATCCAATTCATCATATAGACTATGACTTACAAAAATAATATCAGGAGTTCTATTATATTTATGAATATATGCATTCCGTTCTTGGTCTAGCTTTTGCTTTAAGTCCACTGCAGCATCCCATCAAATTATTTTATTAAAAGATGATAGTGGATCACTGATAAAAAGAAAAACCCCTCAACATCTAGAATGTGAGGGGTTTGTTTACTAAAAATAAGCGCAAATAAAAAATCAAATATTTACTATATTTCGTGGCGATCGATTTTATAAAAGAAAAACTTTGAAAATTTAATGAGGATAAACTGTAAAGTCTCTATCTAACCATAAAATATAAAAAAGGTTATTTTCCTTATACCCTACCATTGGTGCCTTTCCTTTAAATCGAAAGGATAAAATATTTGCATCCTCAGGTACGATAGAAGGAACTTTAACATTCAAACTTTTTCGGTTTATTTTTTCAAAACCTAAACCATGTTTCGGTTCTTTGGAAATAGATAACCACGTCATATCTCGCCGTTTAAAAAAAGACTCTGCCAGAGCTTGTTTCTCTTCTGGTTGACAGGCAGAAAAACAATAATTTTTCTGAAGATGTCTTAGCGAAAAAATAATATGGCCTTCATCTTTTATAGGATTATCTGTTGATCTAGCACTAATATTTTTAGTAGTTTGTACTGGAGGTTTTTTAAGTTTCACAATTAAATACCTTAATTAAGATTCCAATTGAGTTTCAAAATACACCTTCATATCTTTTTTAGAAATAGTATTATTACATCCTGGTTCATATGCATTTTTCCACGGCATTTCTTCATGAGTCATATTTCTTAGACGCCAAGCAGAAAACTGACCATAAGATTCGATTACTTCATCTAGCAGCTCTTTTTGTTCATCAGTGAAGATTGAAATATCAATGTCTTGTGGAGGCTCAACTATATTATCACCTGCACTTTTGAAATGATGATAGAGATCTGCTACAACTGGACCATGCAGCCAAGCTTCAATTTCATCATTAAATAAAGTCTCATCAAACATTGCTAGATGAAATCCCTGACAGTAATACACGAGTTTTTGAAGTTTCAAAGGCGTAATTCCTTCACTTCCCTCAAATCGGTCATCGAGCCACAAAATATAATTTGCAACATCAAATGCAGTAATTGTATTAGCTGAAGTTGTTGACATTCTTAGTTCCTTAACAAACGGAATTAACCAACTAATTTCCATAAGTTTTTAAATATATAAAACCCTCAGTCTAGCAATTTCGTATATCTAAAACTGCCTTAATCCAAGGGTTGACCTAAAATATCACATAAGTAATATAAATCAATTTTGCTTTACATTCTATCTTGTAAAACCTCTTCACTCTATACAATATACAAGTTTCAGATCTGCGGTTTGATTTAATCAAATGTAAATTTAGAAAACAAAAAAGCCCACCATTTGGCAAGCTTTGATTTCTATGTAGTCGATCAATGCAACTACAGCGACAATAACACAAATATGCCATGTTGCTGCGCGCAATACAACTCACCTTTTAACTTTTTTCCCTTGGCTATCCGCAATTAAAGCATCTTTCAGCCAGTCCGGTGCAACCAATTTTCCTGAATCAACAATACTCTCTGGAACCTTTCTCCAGAAATCTAAAATTGAATCTGAAAATTCCTTCAGGTATTCATCTTTTAAATTAATTGCATTATGATCAAACCATCCACTTCTATAGAAATCTTGACTAACATAATCATGAAAATATTCTGGATATTTCTTTTTTAACTGGTAAACCGAATCACCATTGCCATGCTTGTATATATTCACAATTAATCTGCAAGCATCAAGTTTATAGAAAAAACCCTCACTTCTAACACTCCAGCCCATACTTTCAAATAAATCAAATATCTTAGAAACATCAACTTTCCATATTTTATAATAAACATTCTCCCTACCCCAATGTCTTGCCTCTTGAACCATCCACTCTCTTAATTGCTTGTCCCATTGATGGTACATTCCAGCTATAACACTAAATATTGTTTGATCTCTCATTTCACTGAGCAAAATTCCATACTCATTACTTCTTTCATAGGCTGCTTCATAGAATTCCCCTTCATCATGTCGTTCTGGGTCAAAATACTTGCTTTTCTCTTCAAGCCATTTTTCACCATATTCATCTGCCTCCTTATTCAAATCATCAAATTGCGAAATCAAACGCTTTTGAGCTTGCTCAACATAAAAATTATGTGAATCGATAAAAGACTCTCGCTGAGGCCCCCACATGTGAAATAATTCTATATTACGCATAATCCCTTTTTATCTCTTTAAAGAATATTTAGACAATTTACTTGGCAGTAGATTAATTAATTTAAATTATTTTATTATTAACTGAGCTCTAAGCATCTCATCTAACTTAACGTCAGTTTTAGCTCCTAATTCTTCACGCAACATACAAACAATTGGCCCACTAAGCCTATTTAATTCATTAATAAATTCTTTCAAAAGTGGGCCTAATGTCTTTGATTGATCAATAAGCTCTTTTTCTATTCCTTCCATTGATTTCAAGTAACTATCTCCTTCTTTTAGCTTTTCATCAAAATAATTTTGGATATGAGGAACCCTATCCATTCCTTCTCTATTTAATTTAATTTTTTCAAATTCAGTGGCTGCGTTATTAAATAGCCCCATTACCTTACTATGCCTCTCACATAAATTATTTATTTCAGCAATTTTATCAATAAGAGGATTAACCTGATTGTAAATTTCCAGATATTTTGATTGAAAGGTTTCGAGGAGTTTAAATATCTCCTGCTTTGTTTTAGTTTCGCAAATGAATACAACCTTATTCGCTGACTTACTGAAGACTAAAATTAATTTTTGTTGGCTTTTCCAGTTTTGATCAAGGTCAGTTAAAAGTAGGTGAAAGCCCGTAACCATATCTGAATACGACTCTACTAGCTCTAAATAAACATCTCTTTTGGTCTCAATTAACCTATCATCCCTCTGTAATCGCAATGATGTATACCATGAAGCAAGAACTCCCAATCCAAGAGCCCCACCCCCCAAAAGTGCAGCCCAAATATTACCCCATTTCTGGATTTCAGCTGCTTGTATAGTTGCTTGTACTGTAAGCATTTCTTCTATCATTGATATAATAATCCCGTATTTTTAAGGGGTAATATCTCACACATTCGCGCAAATTACTTCAAGCCGACTATCCAGCCAAGTCTCAGCCGCCAAAAGAAACTTATCAATATTACGGCGATCCACCTTGGTCTTACTTGCTAATACGGCGATCGGATACCCCTTCAAATAATGAAACTCAATCCACTGGTACAGATCCGGCCGTGAAAAGCGTAACTGAGTCACCAGATGATCAATAGCAACCAAAGCATCATCATCCAGCATCACTTGAACACCTGAAGACTTCTGCCCCTCTTTCAAACGCATCAAACCATATGTAGGTGAGGTATAAGTCAATTCACTTGGATTGTATGAAGCATGACGCGCCCATTTACCCCACTGCGCCAATTCATTTTGCATCATTCGAACCGTTGGTTTTACTTCTACAATTGCGCTCATTTATATTCTTCCCTTAAACCTTCCAAAACCTTTTAAAAACCAACATTGCTGCATCACGTGCATGCTCATTCGTGCGGCCAGTCCAACCGGTTATCTTCTTGAATAGATCCGCTTTGGTTTTAGTCGCATTTGCTTTTGGGTGGACCATGATGTAATTGAACTCCTGTTCTATACACTAGTCTTCCCAGATCTGCGCATCACGCTTTACCGACCCCACGCCTTGAGCTTTTTCTTTACCGCCAGTAAACCAAGTACGTTTTCGTGCGTCTTCGATATACAGCTTTAAATTCTCTTTCCCATGAATTGCTTTTATTTCCTGAACAGCCTGCATTGCCTTGGTGATGCTTAAGCACTCCACCTGGTGCAATTCCCCACCGGTGCCATGGTCCATTGCCACGGCGTAACCGGTTTTTACTCCTGTATCGATACCGATGAGGATTTTCAAATCACAAACTCCTTATCCTCTTTGCACCAGCACACATATGCAATTTGTACGGTTAAGTTGCGGTACCCAATCCCCTGATCAAAATCAAATAAGCGCTCCCCATAGATATATTTCAATTGCAGGTAGAAGGACTGAGCCATGAAGAAGTTTTCGAATTGTTCTTTCACGCAGCACCCCCTACACGCTGATCTGCCCAATTGCATTCCACTATGGTTAAACCGCCCTGCTGAAAACGAGACCAAAGACGATCACCCAAGTCTTTCTGCAGTTCAGCCAATGTCAGATTCGAAATCAGCATGGTTGGCTTCATTCGGTCATAGCGTGCATACAGAACTTTGTGCACCAGCTCCCGGCGCTTATCACGGTCATGCAGCCCATATTCATCCAGGATCAGCAAGTCGTACTGCGTAAAGTCATAAATCACAGATTTTTCAGTTGCGTCTGGTGCATCCCAAGCGTTCATGATCCGCTGTGCCATGTCCTCACTTGTGATGTAACGCGCATACTTGCCCTTGTTGAGCAATGTTCTTGCAGTTGCGCAGCTCAGATGGGTTTTACCTGTACCAGTAGGACCTACCATCACGAAGTTATTTTTGTCGCCGTTGATCATGTTCTTTGCAAATGCAACAACCTGATTCAATGCGTTTTCGTGTCCAGCGTGTTGAACGTTGTAATTTTTAAAACCTGACTGAGCATGGCGTTCTGGAAGTTGAGCACCTGCAAAGTGTTTTTCACGTACTATGCGATCAATTTCAGCTTGTGCATTTTGCTTTTGTTCATCAAGAAACTCTAAGGCGCATTGTGGGCATTTATGGTATGGGCCAGCTTGAACCATGGCAATCTTGTGTGTGGTGCAGATCTCCTGAACTTTTTTCAGTCCAGATGAAAACTCTGACATTGCGTTCATACGAAGTCCTCCGGAATTTCAACACCTGTATTCACTTGAGCGTACTGTGGTGCTGGTTGGTTATTCCATGCCGCATTCACGTTCAGATTTGAATTTAGTTTTTCAGAGGTTTTTGGTGTCTGTTGTTTAGGTGGATAAACACTTTGATAACTTCCAATGATCGATGCTTCCAGTGACTGGTTTGCCTGATCACCAAAGCCAATCAATTTTTTAATCAAAAGGTTTACGGCGTTTTCAGTCAGTGGTTTTCTGATGCTGTTGCGCATATCAACAAACTGAATCCATAGATCACGATTTACGTTCACTGGTAACTCAATTACTTTTGCATCGAATGCAGTTTGTTTTTTAGAGACAGATTTCTTCTGATCACCCTTATCTTTATTTGTTTTTGTATTAGTTGTTTTTGAGTTGTTATTGTGGGTCGAATCTTTAGAGTGCACACTATCTAATATATCGACTCCCCCCTCTATATTTTCGCAGTCGATATTTTCGCTATCTAAAATATCGACTGCAAAAATACTATCAGTTAAAACGTATTTTGCTGGCTGATTTGTGAAAGATTTACGCTCAATCACACCCATTTGAACCAATTTTTCACAGCCTTTTAAAACTGAGTCTTTGTTATAACCAGTACCCGCCACAAGCTGAGAAACACTGATGCTATCGTCAGATTTATTCCAGCCGCGAGTTTTACGGACAATGAATAAATAACAAGGTAATGCAGGTCCTTTCATGTGAGCCATATAACCTTTATCAATCAGGTCATTCGGAAGCATGAAGGCGTTAGGAATAAAACTACTCATGCCACCACCCCTTCACTTGTCAACTTTTCAATTACCCATGCTTCGCCTTTTGTGGTGAACATAGGTTGAGAAAAGCCAAGCTCAGTCTGTTTGAGCTCACCAAAGCCTTTATCGATAAACCATTGCTGGAATACACGCGCACGTTTAACACCACGGCTATACACATCGTATTGATCAAGGTATTTATTCATTGCCACGGCTGACATTCGAAGTTTCTGGGCTACTTGAGTGGCATTGAGCAAAGTGTCACGCATTACGATTTTTTCGTAGTACTCCACTTTTGGCTTATCGAGTTCAATTTTTCGTGCCTGATCGGCTGCAAGTTGGAGGGCTTCAGCAAATGTTTGGGGAAGTTGGACGGCGTTTTGGTTCTCAAGTTCATACCAACGCTTTACCAGTGCTGCGGTAAATTCTGGACAAAGCTGAGCAACCACAGTAATTGAGTCCAATTTTCCCTGTTCACCAGAGAAAACATAAACCTCAACATTGTAATTTCGACTATTGGCTTCTTTTTGCACAACCTCAATTTGAGGACATGCTATTACCTGTTGATTAATGAGATTGTCGATAAGGCGCTTAACATTATCGTGACGTTTTTGACAAAGCTCTGAAATATCAAGGCTTGTCATGCTCTGTTGATTATGATTAAATTGTGTCATCATATTCATGTTCATTTCCTTCTCGGGTTTGTGAACAACCGGAAAAGCCTGACCTCGCACGTCAGGCTTTTTCTGTTTCTGGGTTATCAATACAAGCTTGGATTTGTTTATCCAGCTCAGCCAAAGCAACATGCATCTGGTGAATCACCTTTGACATGTCCTGTACTTCACCTTGTGTAATACGGCCATCCGCCATGATTTCTCGGAATAGACTCATTACGTCCCCACCCTTCATGCCAATGCACAGCACTTTGTCAGTCAAAGACATGTCGCGGCATTCAGGAATTTCAGGAAGATCGATAGCCACCTTTTCGTGTTCAGCGGATAAGGCCTGCAAAATACGGAAGTCACCAGTAAGCGCCATAAGCTTTGATGCTTCCGCTAATGTCAGATGATGAGTTTCAGTATTTGGGTTTACTTTACTGTTAAGTACAGCCGGGCTTTTGATTCCCATGCGAGCAGCTAAAGCTGAAGCGCCACCTGGGTAATCATGAACTGTGTTGTATGCCGCATCCGTTATGTTCATTTAAGGTTCCTTTGAACGTGGTTGTTTTAAATCAAATGCTTAATAATTGGTTTAAGCGGTTAAGAGCGATTGCGTGGGAGCTTCTCGAACAATCCTGTAGGAAATTCCAGGTATAACAGCCATGATTTTCCCAACAGAAGGATCTGGAACGTATTCACCCCACTGATTAATCGCTTGAGGGGTAATGCCAATTTCCTCAGCTAGGCGCGATGCATTTTTAAAATGATCAAGAGCGTCGCTGGTTTTGATAAGTACTCTCATGCCTAATCTCGAAAGTATGCTTTATTATTAAAGTGTACTTTAATGCATTTATGCAAGCAAGCTTTATTAATATTGTTGTAAGCTGGCTTTAAATTTAAAGTGAATTTTAATATGAGTACTCTTGAGGATCGGATTAATCAGGCCATATCTCATTTCTTGTCCAAAAATAATCTTAAGAAACTGGACAGAGCGGCTATGGCTAAGTATTGCGAGGCATCTGTGGCTGCGGTTGGTCAGTGGATTAATGGCAAAACAAAGTCGCTTGATAGCTTCAAGAATGCTAAAGCTGCCCAGTTTCTAGGTGTGAATCCTCACTGGCTAGCTGGTGATCCAAAGTACGGAATGCTAGACGCATCAAGTGATCAGAAATTTGATAACAATATCGATTTATCACAGAAAATAACTATCGAGGGTCGCCCTGTTCCTGTTATCTCCTGGGTGGCTGCTGGCTCGTTTGAACCAATTGAGACTGTTTTAAAAGATGCAGAGATTGAAGAACACCTGCCTCCAATTAAAGAATGTGGCAAGAATGGCTATGGGTTAGTTGTGGTCGGGAACTCCATGAAGCCAGACTTTAAACCAGGTGATCGTATTTATGTGAACCCTGATATTCAGACTTTCGATTTACAAACAGATGACTTAGTGATTATTGCCTGTTGTGGTGAGAATGAAGCGACCTTTAAGAAGTTAATTATTGAAGGTGGAGATAAGTATCTTCAGCCACTTAACCCAGATTGGCCTGAGCAGATTATTAAGCTGACAGAAGATTGTCGCTTAGTTGGTAAGGTTGTTGGCTTATACAGAAAGATATAAAGCATGAAATATAAACTTGAAACAATCTTAACCATCACCACCACGCTTATCACTTTTGTTAGCTGGGCTTTTGGTGATGTTTTTTCCTCATGGGATAAAGAGTATTACATTCCAGTTAAAACTTTTATAGTTTTTCTTGTATTTACTACATGTACTTTAATCAGCTTGGGTGTATACATCCTTTTTCTGAAAAGAAAAATTAATGACCTAACACGCCTAGCTCCTCTTGAGGATTACGATGTTCTTTGTGACTCTCAAGGAAATAAATATTGCCCTTACCATAAAACAATCGTTACTCATACGGGGCCTGGTATATGCGCCGAAGATTCCTTTTGGTGCCCTACATGTAGAATATGGTTTGAAAAAAAATCCAATCAATCTCAATCATCATTATACCCTTTCCACATTTAAGCCCTAAATCATAATTAAGATCAACCCACCCCAGCGGTGGGTTTTCTTTTGTCTATCAAAACACAAATTAAAGCAAAGTTTAAAATAATTATTAAAGTATGCTTTACATAAATTATTTATTAAAGTAAGCTTTAATTATCAGGTAAAAAAAACCCCAGCGTTGCGCGAACAACCTGAGGCGTGACCCACAACCTACTGTGAGTGATTTAATTATGAGTCAATCAAAGAAGAATATCAAATTTGCATTCTGCGGAATGCTTACTGCTGGCGCTATAGCCGCAGTCGCATCATTCGCCTTTGCACTTCAACCGGCTAAGACCGCTGATGAATTGGCAGAACCACAAATCGAAATCGTTGCTCCATCGTACAGCGTCGAAAACGTAGTCTGCTACCAGTACTGCACGGCGAAAGTTAAAGCGGGTGAATATGACATCTATGTTGATTATCGACTAGATGATGGTTCGGTGGAGTTTCTGGACATTCTCAATGTCGTGCGTCATGAACAGGCTGTTAATGCCTACGTTGATCGTTATGAGATTGAAAAGATTAATGCTGCGATTGCTGGGGGTGTGAAGTGAAATTTTACATCATAGGTTACGGCACCTGCCCACGCTGTGGATATAACCGCTGTCAAATTGGTTCTAGTCATTACGGCTCGGGTAGTCAATGGGAATGCCATGAATGTGGCCATATCTGGAAAGAGTAAGGAAATAGTATGAACGCACAAATAAAAACCCGCATCTTCCCTGCTGAATTCTTCGAAGCAAACAATGGTACGGCGTATCACAAAGCCTTGGCTCAATTTGAAAAACCATTGCTTCAGGAAGTAATGATCGAGTGTCGTGGCAACCAGACAAAGGCTGCTGAAATGCTTGGCCTCAACCGCGGAACTTTTCGCAAAAAATTAATTCAACACGGCTTACACAAGTAATTTTTGGATGAGGTTAGTCAAATGAGTTACCCACCCATTGAACCCAAAGGCACCAAGAAAATTCATTTCAACTTGGCTGCCCCTTTTGAAACCTGGCTATTGAATGACGGGTATAAACCAAAACTGGTAAAGCATGCAGCTCTGGTTCGATACAGCAAATCAAATAAACCTACGCTTGAAATTGACAACACTGGAAAGATGAGCGAAGCCACCCAAAAGCGCTATGCAATTTTTCTTAAGCACTATTTGAAAGTTGGTAAACCTTTGCTGGTTTCTTTACGAACTCAAGCACCAAAAGTATTAAGGATGGCAGCGTGATGGAAGATAACAAATTGTGGGCGGTCAATATTCCCGAAGAACCTGATTCAGAAGAAATTTTATACCCCGTCCCATCAAAGGAATTGGGTGAGCAGGTTGTTCAGCGTTTGCGTAAAGAGGCTATTGAAACATTTGAAATAGTTGGTGAATGCATTGCTGAAGCGGTCACTCTTGAAGAATGGGATCTTTCCGCTGATGAACATTCTAAATATTTAGAAGAAAACCCTAATTGGTGGGCAGAAACTACCTTTTTAGATGGGGAGCTGGCGTGATGGATATTGAAAAATTAAAAGCTGAGTTTGAGCAGTCTGAATGCTTCAAGCGTCTTGAGCATGTTGCGCAATACACTTTCTTTGAATTTGGGGCGTATATCAAAAGAACTGACGTTCCTGCTGACATTGAAAAGAAGTGTGGAAAATTAATCACAGCCCTTCTTTTTAGTTGGTCTGCCTGGAAGGAAGCCAAAGCGGTGCCTAAAGATTCAGTTGTGGTTTCAAAATGGACGCTTGCTTTAGCTCTAAATAGCATTGAAAACAATGAAGATAACGAAGGGATAATCCAAGATTTGCAAGAGCTGATTCATAAAGCACAGGAGCCAGCCAATGACTGAAATTCAACAAAAAATTGCTCTGGCCAATCTCATAATTGATCACCTTTATAAAGATAAGCCTCTTCAGCTGTTCATGAGTGAAAAGCAGTTTTCCATGCTCATTAGCATGGTGGAAAGCTCAGGTATAGATATTGGCTTCTCAGTTAAGAATATTGCTGACCAGGTACGTATCTGCATTGATGAGAAAAATGTTGACCGGATCTACCACTTACTTTCCACTTTTATCGTAAAGCATCAGCAGGCGGAAAACTGCATTGATCAATTCATTGCTAATGGTGAATTTGATAAGGCTTTTAAAGATATGTTTGGGTTGCCTGAAACGGTAGTGAAAAGTTTAAAGGAGGTGTCTTAATGGGAATTTTTCAAATCACCGTACAAGGTGAAGCACCTCAATTATTTGTAGGCTCTGAAGTTGGCGGTGCAAAGATCGTATCGATCAAGGATGTAAGCCCAAAACTGGTATCAGCTGCTGAACTGGCTCAGTACTACGGTATAAGTGTAGATGCCGTACGTGACCGCTGTGCAGAGATCAATAAAGGCACGCGCGGTAAATGCCTTTATGATCCAGAACAAGCTAATTTAATTTTAACTGCTAAACCTGTAACCAAGCGTGGGCGTGCGAGGAAGAATTAGTGACTATAAAATATAAAAAAGGGCTTAAAGGCCCTTTCTAATTATTGCAGTTCCATTTTAACGAATCTGTTCCATTCATCAATAGCCTTAGAAGCAGCCTCTTGATGATTTTGACTTTCTCGTTTTTGTTTTTCCACAAAATCTGAAATGCACCGTTTATATCTATTAACACTATCAAGATATTGCTGTACTTCCCATTCATTATTAAATTTGTAAGGCTTAGATGGTTTTGTACAATAAGCACTTGGTGCAAACATGTCTGCATAAGAAAAACTTGTAAAAAGAATAGAACCTGCCAGCAAGCCCAGTTTAATAAGTTTCATTATTTTCTCTTAGATATTGACCCCATAATTTATTTTATCAGGTATTCAGCTCAAGCATCCATCATATCCGCAATATCTTCTACATCTGGGTTGTAGTAAGTGTTCACCAACACCTTAATATTTTTATGCCCTGTCACCTTGGCCAGCACTTCTACCGGTAATTTTTGATTATTCACAAATCGAGTAATGGCCTCATGACGTGTGTCATGAAAATGAATATCCGTTAATCCTACTTTTGCCTTGCGACGTTCCCACATCAACCGGAAAGCATTTTCATTTTGCGGAATTAACTTATCCCCTTCATGATCGATTAGGTCTAGGAGTGCCAGAGCCTTTTTAGTCAGTGGCACATTACGAGCATCACCGTTTTTGGTTTTAGGTAAATGTACATGGCGATCATAAATTTCTGACATATTAATACCGAGAATTTCACCACGGCGCATTGCTGTTTCTAATGCAAATAGAAAAGCCCATGCAACATAGTGCTCTGGTAATGTCGGTGTCTGCCCTTCACGATAATTCAATCCTTCTAAAATGAGCTGTATTTCTTCATCACGAATACGGCGATTACGCGCTTTAGGTTTGGCAGGCTTCTTAATACCCATCCATGGGTTATTTTCCAATAAGAAAAGCTCTTTGACTGCATAGCTAAAAACTGACGAGTACAGCGCAATTTCTCGAAGTACGGTATTTGCCCCAACCTGTTTTAAGCGTTTATTACGCCAGGCGGTTAAATGCTTCGGTGTGATGTCATGGATCGACATATCTGCCAGTGCACCAAATTTTTCATCAAACGGTGCTAATTGCTCTTTGACATATTTGGAGCCGCGAAGCTTTCGGCCATGCTCATCATAGTATTTATGAAAAAGTGTCTTGAATGGGTAGTGCGGTTTTATACCCAGATCCTCAGCAAGTTTATTGGCTTTTGTCTCAAGCATCTTTTGAGCTGCCCATTGCTCGCATTCTTTTGCAGTATCGCGAGTGGCAGATGATCGTTTGCCATTGATCATTATTTCAATATAAAAGGCTTCACCGCGTTTTCTGGGCTTAGGTAATTTCAT